ATTTAACAAATGGCTATTTCTCGCGCACAACTAGCGAAAGAACTAGAACCCGGCCTTAACGCATTGTTTGGCTTGGAATATGACCGTTATGAAAACGAACATGGCGAAATCTTCGAAGAGGAAAGCTCTGACCGAGCATTCGAAGAGGAAGTTATGCTCGGGGGCTTTTCGACAGCACCCGTTAAAGGTGAAGGCACTGCCATCAGCTTTGACGACGCTCAAGAGACCTACACAGCGCGGTACACTCACGAAACTATCGCTTTGGCGTTCTCTATCACTGAGGAAGCCATTGAGGATAACCTCTATGATCGTTTGGCGTCTCGTTACACCAAAGCTTTGGCCCGCTCTATGGCGCAAACAAAGCAGATCAAAGCGGCTTCTATCCTCAACAACGCGTTCTTGGCTACTGGCGGCAACGCTCTTGGCGATGGCGCGGCGTTATGTTCGGCGGCTCACCCATCTTTGTCCGGCAACCAGACCAACCTTCTGGCTGTTGCAGCTGACCTCAACGAGACTTCTCTTGAGCAAATGTTGATCGACATTGCGGGTATGACCGATGAGCGTGGTCTTAAAATTGCGGTTCGTGGTATGAAACTCATCATTCCAAAAGAACTTCAGTTTATTGCAGAGCGTGTTATCAACTCCAACCTGCGTAGCGGGACAGCTGATAACGACAACAACGCTATGAAGTCCATGGGTATGTTGCCTGAAGGTGCGGTGGTTAACCACTTCCTGAACGACAGCGACGCATACTTCATCAAGACTGACGCGCCAAACGGCTTTAAGTACTTTAACCGTTCCCCAATCAAAACTGCCATGGAAGGCGATTTTGACACGGGTAACATGCGGTTTAAAGCTCGTGAGCGTTACTCCTTTGGTGTATCCGATTGGCGTTCAGTGTTCGGGACTCCGGGCGCAGCTTAATAACTTAACCTTGTTAGGTTTGATTGGGGCTACTTCGGTGGCCCCTTTCTTTTGTTTAAATAGTCTGTATACTAGTTTTATTCCTGACAGTCGCATGGTGCGGCTGACACTAGCCACGACAGGAGATATTCATGGCTCTATCGACTTTTTCCGGACCCGTTCGTTCCAACAACGGTTTCCAAATCCCCGTAGTTACGACTGCTAACCTCCCTGCTTTTGGTTCCGTTGCTGTTGGAACGGCTTACATTGTCAGCGACAATGGCGCTGGAAATAACGAGTATTGTATCGTTATTAACACGGGCGCGGCTTGGGTTACTGCTGTTGGCGCTGCACTCAGCTAATAGGAGACTTCAATGGCAGGTTCTGATGTAAGAGCTAAACGTTTGACGGCCACTGGTTCTGCTGGTGTCGGTCCTGCGCGCATACGTCAGGTTCAAGTTAAAACAACCACCGGGTCACCCCGTCTGACTATCTCAGACGGGAACGGGGGTTCTACTGTTTTAGACATGGACTTAGACGCTTCGGACACTCATTCCGTAAACATTCCGGATGAGGGTATTCGCGTTGCAGATATCTATGTAGCCACCTTTACCGCGTGTACGTCGGTAACGGTGTTTTACAGCTAAGAGTTTGTTTATTCAGAAGTGAGGGATTTATGGCTACGACAAAAGACGTAACTAGAACACCTTCGGGACGAATAAAATACCGCGGGGAGTCCTTTTCCGGTTTTAACAAGCCTAAAAGGACCCCCAACGCGTCTAAAAAGAGTGCCGTTTTGGCTAAAAAGGGCAGCGAAATAAAGCTTGTTCGGTTTGGTGACCAAAACATGTCCATTAAAAAAGATCAGCCCGGTCGTCGCAAGAACTTTAGGGCTCGGCACTCGTGTGACACTGCAAAAGACAAGTTCACGGCCCGCTATTGGTCTTGTAAGGCTTGGTAACATGGCGTATTCTAGAAAATCTAAAAAGTAGGTTAAAATGGCGTTATCTGGGACATCCGACTTTGAATTAGACGTTGCTGATTACATTGAAGAGGCTTTTGAACGGTGTGGTTTAGAGGTCCGAACAGGGTATGATTTAAAGACTGCGAAACGGTCTTTAAACCTTATGCTTGCGGAGTGGGCAAACCGCGGTCTAAATCAATGGACAATAAAACAGCGTAGTCAAGCAGTTACGCAAGGAACGGGCAATTATCTGATTGACGCGGATGTTATTGACGTTCTTTCAGTAGTTGTTCGCCGTGATAACACCGACTATGCTCTAGACAGGTACAGCCGAGAAGAGTTTTTGACCATTCCAAACAAGACTACTCAAGGTCGCCCTTCTCAGTTCTTTTTAGATCGTCAGATAACACCTAACCTACAGCTTTGGCCTGTACCTGAAAACAGCACCGACATTGTTTTTTACGATGCTTTGACTCGGATGCAAGATGCCGACACGTTTATTAACAGCTCGGACATGCCTTTTAGGTTCTACCCCTGTTTAGCGGCGGGTTTAGCCTATTACATTGCTATTAAACGCGCTCCGCAACGGATTCAAATCTTAAAAGCCGCTTATGAAGAAGAGTTTGAGCGCGCTATGACAGAAGACCGTGATAGGGCCTCGTTTAACGTCGTACCTCGGTACGAATACTTTAGGGTTTAACAATGTCGAAGTTTGCCACAGGTAAAAACTCTTACGCAATATCTGATCGGTCCGGTTTTCGGTATCGGTATAAAGATATGCGAAAAGAGTGGAACGGCTTGCTTGTTGGTAGAGATGAGTTTGAGACTAAACAGCCGCAGCTAGGTCCTTTTAGAAAGGTGTCGGATGCTCAAGCATTAAAAGACGCAAGACCTCAACCAGAAAATTCCGAAACGCCGTTTATGGTAATTACCACAAATGGGATCGTTTATTTAGGGGGTGGAAACTGGTCCACTTCTGCTGTGGCTCAAATGCCTTCTGAGTTAGAAACTACTTCAGCACTATCTGGCGGTGTTGGACAAGTAACGGTGCTTATAACATGAGTTTTACATACGATCAGCTAAAACAGGCAATACAGGATTATACGGAAAACAGCGAAACGACTTTTGTTTCAAATCTTCCTATATTTATTAAGTCCGCAGAAGAGCGCATCTTAAAAAACGTGCAATTGAGTCTTTTCATTAAAAACCAAAGTGCAAACCTTTCTTCAAGCAACCGCTTTTTGCAATGTCCTAGTGACTTTCTCGCTCCGTTTTCATTAAGTTATACGGACTCAAATGGCGATAAAAACTTTGTTGAGTTTAAAGATGTAAGCTTTGTACAAACGTATAATCCCGATCAAACTGTAACAGGTGAGCCAAAGTACTACGCACAATTTGACGTAGATAACTTTATTCTTGCCCCCACACCAAGTTCTAATTATGCCGTGGAATTACACTACATGTATCGTCCCTCTAGTCTCACTGCGGTAAGCAATCCTGCAAACGATAAAACATGGTTGAGTGAGAACGCTGAACTTTGTTTATTGTATGGCGCTTTGTCTGAGGCATACATTTTTATGAAGGGTGATGCCGATTTGATGGGTCTTTATGATAAGCGGTTTCAAGAGGCAATGATCGGCCTAAAAATGCTTGGTGAAGCAAAGGAAACCACTCAAAACTATCGGGTTGGTCAAGTTATTAGGGATAAACAATAATGTTTAAGTTGGACCTCAATGTGCCAGAAACCCCCGTTGTTAATGTACAAACAACTGAGGGTCGTGGATTTACTCCAGAAGAAGTTGCAGAACGCTGTGTTGAAAAACTCATCAGTGTATCGGATAGCGCCCACCCGGCCATAAGAGATCAGGCTAAAGCGTTCCAAAGACACATGGAAAAGGTCGTTGCATTTTATATGCGAGAATCTATTCGCAGTGACCGTACAAGTGTGTATAATGCCCTCACGAATGCTGGGCACCCAGAACTTGCTGAAGCAATAAGGAGATTATGATATGGCAATCACGCAAGCAATGTGTACGTCTTTTAAGAAAGAACTGTTGACGGGCACACACAACTTCACCACTTCTACGGGTGATACATTTAAATTAGCTTTGTTTACTAGCTCTGCTACGCTAAATGCGTCTACAACGGCGTATTCAACAACAAACGAAGCAAGCGGTACAGGGTACACTGCTGGTGGCGCTGCGCTTACAAATGTAACGCCGACAACAAGTGGTACAACGGCACTTACTGACTTTGCTGATTTGACGTTTTCGTCAGCTACAATCACAGCCAATGGCGCTTTGATTTATAACGACGATCAGGCAGACAAGTCTGTAATTGTTTTGGCCTTTGGTGGCGACAAAACATCCACTAACGGGGACTTCACGATCCAGTTCCCAACCGCAGACGCAAGCAACGCGATCATCCGTATCGCATAAAGGTGCATACATATGGTAACTCTGGTTAATCGCGCGAAAATGGGCACCAGTACGACAGGTACTGGTACAATCACCCTTGGAAGTGCCGAAACTGGCTACCAGAGTTTCGCTGACGCAGGTGTGTCCAATAGTGACGTAGTAAGATATGTCCTTGAGGACGGTGACGCATGGGAGATTGGTTCTGGAACTTATACAAGTACTGGGACCACTCTCTCGCGTACACTTGACGAAAGTAGCACAGGGTCACTACTCAACCTAACTGGTTCTGCGGTGGTGTTTATCACGGCTGCGGCTGAGGATGTGTTTCAGGGTGAGTT